TGGGATGAAGTTGATGGTAGAATCATGGCTGATAATTTAGTTAATTCTGGTAATGATGCTTGGACTGGATTTAATATTAAAACTGCTAAAAAAGTTAATATGAAAGAAGCAGGTATTATTGATCCAACTAAAGTAGCAAGAACAGCATTACAAAATGCAGCATCAGTAGCTGGTACTGTTTTATTAACAGAATGCACTGTTGTCAACGAACCAGAAGAAGACAAAACACCCCAAATTGACCCTATGATGGGGATGATGTAAAATAATTTCGTATATTATGAATATTAAAACAGTTGAAAATAAAATATTAATTGCCAATAGGATCCCCCCTGGGGATCGTTGGCAATTAGCTGATGAGCCTAATGGTAAAATTTATCTCAGTATAACAGAAACTTTACAAGCATATATGGATAAAACAGGTTTTAGAGGTGATTATAGATTAGAACCTTTAAGCAGCAAATTATATGCTATATCAACTGAAGAAGTAGAAGTTAAACCAAAACCAATTAAACGTTATTCTTTATATGGTGAATTCTCAGAACAATAGTTTGTGGGTTGAAAAATATCGTCCTGACCAGTTAGAAAATTATGTTGGGAATGAAAGTATAAAAAAAGTTATATCTAAATATTTACAACAGAATGATATACAAAATTTAATCTTTTATGGACCTGCAGGAACAGGCAAAACAACTCTTGCAAAGCTCATTATTAAAAATCTTGATTGTGAGTCTATTTATATTAATGCCTCGGATGAACGGGGTATTGAAACAATTAGGGATAAAGTTCAAAGTTTTGCAAGCGTGGCTTCATTTAAACCACTTAAAGTGGTCATTTTGGATGAAGCTGATTTTCTTACTATTCAAGCGCAGGCTTCATTACGTAATATCATTGAAACTTTCTCGCGTACTACACGTTTTATAATGACATGTAATTTTGTAGAGCGTATTATAGATCCTTTACAATCAAGATGCCAAGTACTTAAAATTATACCCCCAACTAAAAAGGATGTAGCTAAACATTTAAATTGGATTTGTAATAAAGAATCAATTACACATGAAATAAATGATTTAGTACCTTTAGTTAATCAGTATTACCCTGATTTGCGTAAATGTATTAATATTATACAATTATCAGTTGTAGATGGTGGTGCAAATGATTTATATCTTAGCCTAGACCAATCAACACTAGTATCTTCTAATTATATAGATAAAGTTATTACTGAATTAAAAAATAAAGCTGATTTTAAAGTTATTAGACAAATTATAGCAGATGCCAATGTAAGTGATTTTGATGAATTGTTTAAATCCTTATATGAAAGGTCATCTGAATACTTACCGGGTAAAGAGGGTACAGTAGCTATTCTAATAAATGATCATCAATATAAAGCTAATTTTAGAATTGATAAAGAAATCAATTGTATGTCATTAATTTCAAATTTAATAAATAATAAGTAACATGGAACAACCATTACAACAACCCCAAATTGATTTAAAAAATACAAGTGAAGTAAAAAATTTTAATGGAGGCTCAGTCTTTGTACAAGGAGTTATTTTACGTAAAGTATCTCGTTTTGTAACAGGAACTGATGAAGATGCTCTGTTACCTATTCCTGTATTTTTTGATCCTGAAACTAAAAAAATTCTAACAGATTCAGTACCTAAAGATTTAAGAGAAGAATTAGCAGATGAACTTATTTGATTGGTTAAAACATATAAATCAATATAAAACCCCAATAGAAAAATTTACAGATAAAGATTGGGAAAGTTTCAATTCTTATATGATTCATAGATTTATTTCTATGAATAGAGAATTTATTGAGGTAGTAAATTATGTGCAAGAATTACCCCCTCAAGAAAAGAAAATGATTTATAATGTTTATAGAGAATTTATTCCAAAAAATAATAAATGGAACAAATATATCAAATCAACAAATAAAGAACCAAATAAAGAACTAGTTTTAATACTAAAAGATCATTTTAATTTATCAACTAGAGAAATTAAAGATTATTTAAAAATATTGGATAAACAAGAAATTAGTCGTATATTATCAAATAGAGGTTTAGAACAAAAAGAAATAAAACAATTAATAAAATGACAAAAGAACTTTATCAAATGTTAAAAACATCTGCAGAAGCAGATAAAGCAAAAGCCTTATTATCTTTAGAATTATTAGGAAACCATGCTACAGGTATTGGTGATCATTCTACTGGAGATTTTTATAAAAATGCAGAAGAAGCTTTGGCAATGTTAGTAGATGCTGACGATAGATTATCAGCATTATCTAAATATTTTTATGGAACAACCCAAGAATTAATAAATGAGTGATACCATAAGTAAACATTGGGATAATATGAGTGATAGAGATATTATGAATTCTAAAGGCTATTCAGGTATGTATAGTATGCCTGAACCATCAAATACTATAAAAATATTTGAATCTGAATATCCTGAACTATCAGATGAGTTTAAAAAAATCCAAAAAGAAATGTATGAAATGTTTGCTGCAAAACATATGGATTATGGTTTAAATAATATTGCCCTAGGAGGGGATTTAACTAATGAAGTAGATAAAAATTTTTCACTTACAGGCCTTTGCATTAGATTAACTGATAAAATTAGTAGATTAAGAAATTTACTTACTAATGGTAAAAATTTTGTTAAAGGAGAAGGAATGGAAGATACGTTTATTGATATAGCTAATTATGGAATAATTGGTATGTTAGTAGGACGTGATAAATGGAAAAAATAAATTTTGGCTAAAAAAATCCCTAAAATAATAAGGGAGATTAGAAGTAATCCTCCACAAGAGATAAATTTTGCTTATCAAAAAAATATCTCTTATTCGCAAATGTCTATATTTCGTGGGTGTCCCCATCGTTGGAAACTCCAATATAAAGATAAAATAAAGGCATTTACCTCTTCAATCCATACTGTTTTTGGTACTGCCATCCACGAAACACTACAACATTATTTAGATACAATGTTTGAAACAAGTGGAGCTAATGCTGATAGAATTAATCTAGAAGAATACTTCCAGGATAAATTTATAGGTGAATACAAAAAGCAATATAAAAAGAATAATGAACAACATTTTTCATCAGCTGAAGAAATGAGGGAATTTTTTGAAGATGGAGTGAGTATCTTAAATTGGTTTAAAAAGAAAAGAAATAGATATTTTACTAAAAGAGGTTGGTATCTAGTTGGTTGTGAATTGCCTATAGTAATTCCACCAAATAAAATGTATAATAACATATTATATACAGGATTTTTAGATGTTGTAATGTACCATGAACCTACTCAGACATTTAAGATAATCGATATTAAAACTAGTACTAAGGGTTGGAATCAAAGAGATAAAAAAAATGAAGATAAACAATTCCAATTACTCTTATATAAGCAGTTTTTTAGTGAACAATATGGTATTCCTTTAAGTAACATTGATGTTGAATTTTTTATTGTTAAAAGAAAAGTATTAGATTGGGATGATGAAAAAATGATATCTCCCCATCAAGCATATAGAGTGCAAGTGTTTTCACCACCTAGTGGAAAAATAAAATTAGGAAGAGCTACCAAGGCAATAAATAATTTTATAAAAGAAGCATTTAACTCTAATGGAGAAATTAAAGAACAAGAATATCCCAAGTTAGTTTCTAAATGGAATTGTATGTTTTGTCCTTTTAAAGAGGATAAAGAAAGATGTGGTGAGGGAATAATTTACTGATATTTATATATATAAAAATAATGTTATTAAAATAAAGATTATGAGCGCAAAAAAAGATATGACACTTACAAGTGTTAAAATCCAAAGCGATTTATTCGAGAATTTTAAGATTGAATGTGTAAAAAGAAAGTTTTCATTTCAAAAACTTGCTGATCGAGCTATTTATTTATACCTTACAGATGAAGAGTTTAGAAAACAAATTACCAATCAACTTAATCTTGACTTATAAATTGTGAAAAATCTAAAAGAAAAATTTCCCCATCTTCCTCAAAATGAAAGGAAGAAAATTTTATTAATCTGTGATGATATTAGAGTCCACTCTGGGGTTGCTACGGTTGCTAGAGAAATAGTTATTCATACCTCCCATCATTTTAATTGGGTTAACATAGCAGGAGCTATTAAACACCCTGAAGTTGGTAAGAGATTAGAAATATCAAATGATATAAACAGTAAATTAGGAATAATAGATGCCAGTTGTATTATATACC